TTACGTTTAGTATTCCACCGAGATAAAAACGTCCCATTCACTTATTCTAATTGGAGTTACCCTTAATAATTGATTTATTTTATCACTTACGAAAATCTTATATTCGTGTGTTAAAGCAGAGTCGTCACCGTCACCTGAGAAAAAAACATAGTTATTTGCAAACTCAGTAACGTCTTGTCCTTGATACATTACTTTACCAATATTAACCTTAACACCTATGTCCTCCTCTTCAACACTACCTTCTAACATAACACTTTCAGCCACAATAAAAGAATCCTTATACCCAAATTCATATATAAAATTTTTAGGGTCAATCATATTATTAAGATTATCTACAACTGTATTAGCTTCAAATAATCTTAATAATTGACTTTCTTTAACAATGACTTTCATTTAGTTGTTTTAACTATAAATAGATTAAACGGACTGTTTTTTAGTTTTATGTAGTATAAAATATTTTGATTTCATTAATGGATAACCATATAATGTATTAACTATTTGTTTTATCCTATCTCTAAGTATTAATGATTTAAAGTCAATTTGTTCTTTTACAAACAAAGTTACCTCTAAATTCATAAAACTTCTTTTACCTAATTGTATACCACTACTTCTTAAATCTAAATCTACAATATTGTGTTTTTCAAATATTAATGGGTCCACCGATTCTAATAAGTGATGTTTAATATCCCTCTCTAACATACCTGTGGTCCTAACCCAACTATTAGCTTCCATCGTTGGTTCTACCCAACTTTGTATAAGAATATAAACTGATTTTAATTTTTTTGCATCTACCGTACCATAACTACATTTTGCGTTTTCGTATCCCGTAAGTTGGGATGTTTTTCCTTTTTTCATATAAATTCATAATATCTAACGTTTATTTGTTCTATAAAAATATAACCATAAAAAGTACGATTGTCAAAATATTGATAAGTTGATTATATTTATTATAATAAGTAATATATGTTAATAATAGAAATAGGAAAAAAAGAAAATATCGAGAGAGCCTTAAAAAGGTACAAAAATAAAGTTTATAAGACTAAGCAGTTGAATAGGCTTCGTGAAGAAAAAGAGTTTACTAAGAAATCCACTAAGAAACGTAAGCAAAAACAAAAAGCCATTTATATCCAAAAAATAAAAGATTCAGAAATCTGAACCTTTTTTTATTTTTATATATTAGATTAGTTTATAATCCGTGTTCTAATTGTTTTAATTTATAAAGTGAAGTTAAAGATATTTCAGACTCATTAATTCTATTAATGGTTTCATTAACTCGATTATTTAAATCTTCATCGTTAGATTCATTAACTTTTTCAGTTAACTTTTTTAATACAACACCTTTAGATATAGTTATTTCTTCAGTTAATTCAGTTTTAGATAATGATAAAAGATTTTTTAATTCTTTTTTTTCTTCTTCACTAATGTCACCGTACTCACGATTAAAAGTATTAGTTGCAATTTTTAACATAGAACTTAAAGGTATATTAACTGATTCAGTAACCTTAGTAACTTCTTCAGTTACCCCTAACAACTTCTTTATTGTATTTTTACATTCTAAAACTTTCTCTAAATTTTTAATTGATGTACTATAAACTACAGTATCAATATTTGTATAATTATTATCTGAGTCAGTTTTTAATCCTTCAGAAACCCACATATTAACTTCTTTAAGTTTATCAGATTCAGTGGTTAAAGTACCTTTGATTTTTTCAACACATTCATTTACGTAATCATCTACGATGTCTTTAGAAAGACCTTTCTTTTTAGAAAGTTCATCATATAAGAAATATGCTTCAGCGAGTTTCTCATTTTCAATTATATGACTTTTAAAAGACTTCATGTTGGTTTTAAATGTGTTTTTACCATACGACTTAGTCAGTAGAGATTCTATATTTGATTTTATTTGTCCGAATTTATTCATAACCTTTTTTATTATAAATATTAGTCATCTAGTAATGTTCTTAGTTCATCTTCAATTTTACCTAAAGAAATTCTTCCTTTTGATAAGTCAATTTCAGATATACCGTTAATCATGTCGTTTTCTAATATCATGTTTAAATCTTTTTCTTTAACACTTTCAGGTGTTACTTCTCCTCCTGTATCACCTCCTGTATCACCTCCCGTGTCACCTAAATCACCACCTAAATCACCACCTAAATCACCACCTAAATCACCACCAAAGTCACTACCTCCTCCTGAACCAAATCCAGTATCTGCGGGTTCAGTAACCTCACCTTCGGGTGCACCACCTTCTCCAGGTTTATCTCCGTATAATTTATCTATATTAGCGAATATACCGGTTTTACTAATTGTTTCTGCCGTCTTTTCAAGTTCAGCCCCTACAGCCTTTTCAATTCGTTGTTGTTGTAAATCTAATTTAATTTCTTCATCAGAAAAACCAAGAATATGTTTTTTAGCCCATGACGAAGATACTGGTTGTATACCGTTTCCTGGGTCTGAAACCGCATCACGATAAAGTGCCACTTTTTGTTGCCATTGCTCAACTTTAAGTAAATCTGCCTGAGTTGACGGATTAGTTAATCCTAAAGTAAAGTTATTAAGTTCATCTTCAAACCCTAACAAGTATAAATGGACTATCGCGATTTTATTTAATTCCTGAATCATCGATTTTTGAATTCTATTAATTGTACGAGCAAATCTGATATCCTGTAACGCTAAATTTTTACCGTCACCTACAACTTCTTCAAAACCTAAGAACGCCTTAGGAACTCTAAGTGCCGTTAGTAATTTCTTTTGAATATATTCAATATCCGCGATTTCTGATAAATTCTGAGCTCCAGGTAAAGTATCGATAGGGTTAGGTGCGTTAGCGTCTCTAACAGGTATAAAGTAATCTTGGTCAACCGCCATTTGATTATATCTTAAATCAACATTACCGTTATTAGAATCAACTACTTGGTCTCTTTTAAATTTATTTGCAACTCTTTGTACATATGGTTCTACATCTTTGTCATCCATATTACCAACAAATACTTTAAAAACTCGTCTTTCAGGTGCTCTTGATGTTCTATAAACTAACATAGCGTCTTCTGAAAGAATAAGTTGTTTCCATATACGTCTTGCTTTTTCTAACATTGAAGTACCATATGGTAACTTACGGTCATCCCCTAATAATCTAAAGTGAGCCATTTCCCACGTATTAAGTACCATGTCTTTATTTTGCCACAAGAATTTAAGAGCATCATTATCAGTATCCGAACTGTTTTTTTCGGGTTTCATCTTCATTCCTCGTTCTTGACGAGTAATTTCAATATTAGGTAACTGTTGTACACCCATTACACCTTTTTCGGGGTCTAACTTTAAGTACACAAAATTATCCCCATACTTACAAGTATTTCTTGTCCACATAGGTAGGTTAGTACTAATGTCGAGTCTATTGTTAAATAAATCGCCAAGTACTGATTTAATTCGTTTACTCTCTGAGTAAATTTGTAGTATAAATCCATCTTCGTTTGCTGTTGTTGATTCTTCCCCGTATATATCTAACGCCGCAGATATTTCAGGAGTATATTCCATACTCTCATAATCATAAAAGGACGCTAATCTAGTTGGTTCATAATATACCGCTTGAGTATATAAATTATTTTCTACCTTTTGCCATTGTTGACCTAGATATAGTGTTTGTTGGGCTTGAAGTTTTTCTCTTTCATACTCTTTCTTATCAGGAGTTTTTAAGAGTTCTTTCTTATCGAACGTAAATGTAGGCGCCTGCTGGTCAAGGGTTGAGTCGGGACCGAACACCTTAGTAAGTCGTTGCCATATTGTATAATTTTCTGCCATACCTCTTTTTTAGATAAATAGTAACATTATTTGAATTAAACTAAACATTTAAAACTTTCCAAATAACCAAGAATTATCTTGATAGTCCTGTTTAGTTGCTTGTCCTCTGTTTCTATTATGGTTTATTCCCCCCGGTAATGCCGATAAGCTTGGATGAAAATCATTAGAGGTATTTTTTACGGGAGTTTCATTAACTAACCAACTTTCCATCATGGCTTTAGTTTGTTCTGTAACTTTTTCTAATTGAGTAAATGAATTTTCTCCAACATAAATCGCCATAGCTATAGCCATAATTAAATCATCATGTTGTCCTTTTTGGTGGTCAGGTCTACCGTTTACGTAGACAAAGGTATTTAACTCATTTAAAAGTCTTGATGAACGAATTTCAAAATTATGTCTTAACGCCTCCTCAAATGATGCTACAATTTGTACACGTTTATTATTGAAATTTAATCCAGGAATCTTCTCCATGGCTTTAACGTTATATTTCCATTTATCTGCGGTATTAATGCCTTCAACATATAAATTTTTATAACCTAATTCTTGTAATTTTCTTGATGTAGACACTCCCATACCTCCTGTAATATCAATCACTACAAATGCAGAATACATTGTCGCCCATTTAAATGCTATCTCCGCAACCACATCAGGTGGAACTTTACCTAAATATTCAAGAACTTGTTCCCTTGTATCGAAATCAATAATAGTAAATGTGGTGTAATCTTCACTATCTCCACGAGACACATCAATACCCATTATATACTTATGTCCCTGTACAGGTTCTTTCCACTGCCATAATGAACCACCTATAAATTTGTTTTTTGGTTCCTGTATGTAGTTTTGTTTCATAATCTCAATCGTACTACTTGGGATGACGTTATCCCCTGAACCCAAGAAGTTACACTCCAATTCCTGTGAGATTTTTCTTCTATCGAATTTAAGTTTTTTAGCCATACCTTCGAACCATGAAGAATAAACTTTGTATCCATTTGATAATTTTAATTTAATGTCCTCGTAATCCCTTTCACGGGGGTCGATATCACCATATCTGATTATTATTTTACTATCATCGTAATCCTCACGATTTAACATATAATGTATAATATCCTTACATTTAATAAGTTGTAAGTCTTTGGCGTAACGAGGGTCACGATACCAATACATTTCAGTTATCTTGAAATCATTCATACCTCTTAAGGCTTGGTCATATATAGTATAGTAAATTGGGTCAAAACCGTTAGGTGTAGATATTACAATAACTTTACCCCCTGTTGATAGAGACGCCATACATGCAGACCAAAAGTCATCATCCGCATCGATAAATGCTGCCTCATCAAAAATAAGTATGGTTGGAGTATATCCACGAAGTGCATCTTTAGAAGTCGCAACTGCCTTGACTTCACACCCATTAGATAACTTAAAATGTCTTTGTGAATTTTTTTCATTAGAATATGATATTCCAAACCATGTCGGCCATTGGTCTATAAAACTTCTAACTTTATTAGCGAACTCTTGAGAGGTATCTAATTTATTGGCGATAATTAGTACTTTTTCAGGTTTTTTCTTAGAGGCCGTAACTACTTTTTTAGAAGCCCACGCGGCGGTAACTGTTGAAACACCAGCCTGTCTATACTTTAAGGCGATATTTTCCTCATAAGTATCGTAGTCATTAATAAGGGTTTTTTGGTCTGAAAATAATTCTAAAGGTACGTACTGTGACTGTGTATTATCGTAAGTTTGTAAATAAGTTTTTAAAGCGTAAGGAGTATCTTTTATACACTTCGCATATTCCAATAAAGCCTGCTCTCTTGATAGTCCCATCTATACATAATAAGTTTTTTTTATGATAAAGAAATACCCAACCCGTCTAAAAGACCTGCGAGGTCATCGTCATCGTCATCGTCATCGTCATACTGTGATATTGCATCTTCATATTCTTGAGATTTTAATTCCTCTATAATCTCATCCACCATTTTAGCAACAACTTTTTTACCATCATCAGAACCAGACATAATCATTTTAGCCACATCAAAGAATTCATCAGTAGTTAATGAAGAAAATCTTGAAAATAAATAATTTTGTA